GAGTGATTCCGTGGATACCACTCTGCTTGCAGTATTCGATGAACCGTCCCGCGCCCATGCCGAAACCGAGTCCAAGTACGGCCGACTTACTGACTTGCCGTTCCAGTGGCGTTTCGTATTTATTGATCGGTTTACCGTAAATACGTGTACCGAACCATCCATAAATATCCCCACCTTCGCCCATGATCTTGAGCGCGTTGGCTTCTTCCCCAGTAGCTCCGGTAATCTGCATTCCGAGCCAGAGCGTAATACGTGCCTCGATCTGCGATAGATCGGCAACGCCAAGCAAATACGGTTCTGGCGCATAGATGCACTTGCGTAGTGTACCCCCGCGTTTAAGGTTTTGCGGATTTCCGCCGCCACCTTTGTTTCCCGAATACCGTTGCGTGACTTGTGCCCCCGCGTAGTTATAGCCCACAGGCCAAGCACCGCGCGTTGATGCAGCATGGTATAATGCAGACCGGGTTTCCTCAATCGTTGACTTATGTTCCAAGCGGGCGGCGACCAGCGCTTGTACGTCGGGGTTCTCATGTTCAAGTAATTCCTTTAATCCTTCATCCGTCTTGGCGAAGGCATAGGTGACCTTACCTTTTTTATTAACTTTGGTCGGCGGTTCAACGCCGTAGTATTCCAGTGCTTCGGCGAACTTCGGATTCGACATCAGGATAGTACGGTCAAGCAACCCCGCACGTTCCAACGCATCCACCTTCGCCTGCTTTAATTCCTCTTGGTATGCCGCGAGTCGATCCGTGTCCAGCAATAACGTGGGATCAGTGAACGCTCGTATCGTCCAGTCCAGCGACGGCAATTCCTCTTTCGGGAAATGCGGCAGAAGTTTCTTCGCCAGCGCCCATGTCAGTTCGGTATCGCCCGCCTGCCAATGGCCGGTCTGGCAAAATGAATCCTTGGCGTCAGGATTACCTTCGACCCAGCGCGGTGCGCCAATGCAGTAGTCGATAATCCGTTCCATAATGTGCGTCGGTAGTTCGCGCAGATTATAGGACTTGGAAAGTTCATCCATCTTGGTCATGCCGCACATAATCTGCGCAGCGTATTTAAGGCCATGACGGATAGAGTGCGGGCCGACCAATGCGCGACTCAGCGCAAGGGTGTCAACGTATAGCTTGGGATAGACTCCGTAGTGCCAGCCGAGAATGGAACCATCGAACTGTAGGTTATGTCCGACAAGTGCATGCTTATGAAGCTGTAGCTTTTCCAGTGCGGCAGGGATGTAGGCGCGTGGTACCCATCGGGAAGGGCTTTCCCCGATCTTGACGCCCATTCCATGGACGAGGAATTGCGGATCACGGATATAGCTTTCTGTCGTGACGTTCTTTAAGCTAAGACTATATCCGTCCCCGTAATAGGTCTCGAAGTCTAGCGTTATGAACTTCACGTTTTCCACGGCCCCGCAGGGTAAATCTTCTTGGCTTCCTCGATCAAGTCAAATACGATTTCCGCGTAGCGTGCACCTTCATGGACACGCTGCAGTACCGGCCGAACTTCATGCTCGCCCAAATACATTTGACCGTTAAAGTTTGCAGCGTGCGTATGCGTAAGCACTGCTGATATGCGTCGCCAGCCATCGCTATGCGGGAAGACTTGCACGGTCTCCACACGCCAGACATCGGGCGCAAGAATATCAAGCTCGTGCTGCAGGACAGCGCTGATACTTCCGCTCAGCTTCGGCTCTACGGACGCACGGTTTTTCTTGGGCACCATATTGTTCACGGGTGCGGGCAACCCATTGACAGCCCAGTCCAGATAGATGGCGGCTTTCTTCAAGTCTTCCTCGCCGTTCTTGTAATCGGCGCGCTGCTTGTACTTGAGGAAGTTACCCATGCAAAAGGCTTTGAAACCTTCGTCGCCAAGTATTTGCTTAATGGCGTAGATCGACTCGATGTAGCCGTGGGTGTAATGCTGCGGAGATTCGACTGCATCGCTCATTTCATCAACGCCTCTAGTGAGTTGGGCCAAAGAATGGCAAGCTGCTTGTGGATACGTTGTGCGATCACGCGCACTTCATATTGAGCATGCTCGTCCAGACGTAGCTTGAGGAAGTGCACCCAGTTGCGCAGGTTGCCGCCCATATAGAACCGGGTCAGCAGCGACTGGGGAAGGATCGCTCGGGCTTGTTCACGCGCTATGCCTGCATCCAAAAGCATGTTGTATGAAGTTACGTTGTCCTCACATCCCTTCACGTACGCCGTCAGGAAGGAAACATAATCTACATCTGCTGTGCCTTCACTTGACTGCCGATTATTCGTAGCCTGCTTGCGCAACGTCGTAGGCTTCCAGAACTCGATTTCCTCGGACGTGTAGCGCCGGCTAATTTCGTTGAAACTGAATGTACGGTGGCGATGAATCTGGCTGCGAATAAACAGTGGACACTCAATCATGAATGTCGCGTGCTGATATTCAAACGGTGTCAGATGATCGTGTTGGGCAAGATAGTTCATGAGTCGGGCATCCTCGGACTCACTGCGTACGTCTTGCTCTTTGCCGAAGCTAACACGGGCTGCATGCACGGGCATGTTGTCCATATGGCACGGCAACGGTGGAACACCTTGTGTGGCTGCAATTAGTTCCAGCCGGCATTCCTCAATCGTTTTCAGGCTTATTGCCATGATCTCGCTCCTTAACCTTGTCTCGAACAATGGCGATGTCCTTGGGTGCGTGGAACCCAAGCTTCACCTTGCCACCATGCACTTCCAGTACCTCGACGACGATTTCGCCATCGTTGCCGATGTATACTTTATCGCCCTGTCGGTGCGTCATTACGAGCATATGTCTCTCCTTACTACGGTGAGTCCAGTCAGTCCTTGACTGGACGGTAATTACACGCCTCGACCCAGTGCTTGTGCGATGGCGCGAATCTGGTTGGCTTGATGCACCGCGTCGTCCAGTGCATTGTGGGCATTACCCGACATACGCACGTCGGTAATGATGCTCGGGAACAACGCGGTCATTGTACGCACGCAACGGTGCTTCCAGAACGGCCACTTGTAGTCGTGACCACATGCCTCGGTCAAGTCCTTCAAGATAACGCAATCGAAGTCCGGCCCTTTCGCCCACACTTGATCCGCCGCATTCAGCATGGCAGTCAGTCGTTCGATGAAACCGGGGAAGCTACTTTGGTTGGCGGGAAACACAGCGCTGCGGGCAGTGTCGGACTGGCCGAACCACCACTTCACGGTGTCGGCGTGGATCACGCGGCCGTACTTGCGGGTTTGCTCGTTGATGTCGAACGCAGTGTGACCTTTGCCGGTCGGTTCAATCTCTGGCTTGTCGTAGTTGAACCAGCAGTAGCCGATAGACAGTACCGGCGCGTTGGAGTTGACGCCTAGCGTCTCGATGTCGATGGAAAGGTCTTTACTCATGGCGTCATTGCTCCTACCATGCGGACAGTTGGCTGCGCCAGACGACGTTGGTAAGACGTACCATACATTTCTGCGCGTTGTCGCTTACGCTGATTGATCTTTTTGCAGAACGTCGTACGGTGGCCGACAACTATCTCGGGAAGGATGGAGTGACCCTTCAACGCAATCTCAATCTGCCTTGCGGGGTTGGGGATCAGGGGAGCGCTGACATGCAAAAAGCGCTCGCGACTCTCTCGGAAAGCACGGTTGGGTGACATGACTACCTCAATGCACAGGCGGTTGGGGGACGGGGGACAACATCGACTGCACCAGTTCCGCCTTGACCATTTCAAGGATGAACACACGCTCGGCGTGGGTGATGTCGGCGTTCAGTAGCAGTTGGATGATCTGTTGGTGGGCACCGATCATCTGCGCCGCGCAGCGGGCCTTGTAGGACTCGATCACGGCGGCAGCCCCTTGGGCCGCTACCCCGGTGACGGCTTTGCCGTTCGTTGCATCGTAGGGCTTCTGGCGCGCTTCCTCGGGCACGTTGGCCGTGTACTCGGTATGCTCGATTTCCTCGGCGCGGCTATCGTCCTCGGCGCGGGCATGCGCGGCATTCGACTCGGTGAAAAAGTACACGACGGTACTGTCCGGCTCAGTGCGTTTCCAGTAGCGTGTGTTGACGTGTTTGTGTTCAGACATTATCCAGTTCCTTCCGTAGGTAATCTTTGAGATTACTGATGGTTTCATGTGACGCTGCTTCGCCTTCGAGTAACCGTTGGCCGGTGGCGAGATACCGTGTTGCCATGACATTGCGTAGCATGTAACTCTTGTCGGCGCTGTAAATCAGCGTCATGGCAGAAGCTAATTGCTCCATGCCTGTATTCTCGGCGCACTGTTTGATTTCGATCCACATCTTGGCGTAGGCCAGACAACTTACTTGGCGGTCTTCTCGATCCAGCCATGCCTTGGTATCGGTTATCGTGAACCCATGACGGCACGCGATCTGTACGGCCACGTCATATAGATATTTCAGATACTTTATCTCTACTTCGCGAGCCTTGACCTTGTACCGTGGCAACGGTGCGCCTAACGCCAGCAACGCATTGCCTAGTCCGCACGTATCCAATCCAAATTGGATCGGCCATTCACTGTTCCAGTCGTACCCGGCTGACTCAAGTGCATTCTGTGTAATCTCGTCGGCGTCATCGCACCACATTTCCCCACGCTTGATGACGTTCCCTGTTGTGTAAATAGGCATTAGGCTTTCGTCTCTTTCGCTTCCCAGTTCGCCAGTCGCATTTTCTTCGTCATGCCGCGCTCAATAAACCGATGAAAACCGTAGTCGTGGCACACAATGCGACCATCCATACGGCCGAAGTTTTCGGCTTTCAGGTCAGTAAAGAACGCAGGCACATGCTTTGGCAAATCATTGATGGACACTGGCATAGTGCGACGCATGACCAGCACGGTACCGTTCGGACTGATACGCAAGACCGGCGCGAACCACTGCGCAAACTCGGTGTCCTTGACGTGGTACCAGACTTGTTCTTCGTAGATGTTGCAGAAACTATTCGCTATGTTTTCCAGCTTCACCACGGCGTCACTTTGTGTCGCATGCGCGTACCCCATACGCGTAGCGCCTGTGGCGATATGCGCACCTAAAATCATATCACTTACGTCACGCGAAAGCGTCGTCTTGAAATGCGACTTGAGTTTGATGTAACCAGACAAGCGGTGATCCTCAAGTAACGGGGAAACAAATGCTAGGCGGCAGTGCGCCGCCGAGCATGACTTGGGTAAAACTTAGCCGCGCTTACGGGAACCCTTGACCTTTTTCAGATTCGGGTTGGCTCGTTTCGCGCCGGCACTGGCATTGCGTGCGCCTGCCGCAATCACGGCACTCGCCGACTTCATCGACATACCTTCACGCTTGGCGACACTACCCGCTGCTGCTTTGAAGCCCATACCTTTCTTGCCCTTTGCCATCGTCATGCTCCTTTGGGTGACTTGTGTTTCAATGACCGTACCGCCGTCTTTTCCCTTTGCCGTCTACCGTCCTTCCTAGTGCACGTTTAATAGCTTTCGCTACATCCTGCTCAGTCGTATTAAACTTCCGAGCTAGGTCTTTGGTACTGAACCTATGGTTATTGTCCAGCAGCCAATTCAATTCTTTGGTAGACCAGTTCTTCATGGGCGTATCCTCAAACCCGGACATCCCCTCTTGTACCAGTTGTATTTGCGGCCGAAGTCCTTCCATGCGGTTTTCACGCTACGGCCGCGACCTATACATCTAACACCTGCTAGTCCACGGTCGGCGAGTATCTGCACACAATACCACCAGCCAGCGACTTTGTAGATTCTCGGTTTCATACGCTCTCCTAGTCCGCTTGGTTAGTGCTGACATCGAAGGGCTTTTCAGGTTGCCGTGGAACAAACAACTCTGCCCGCAATTCTTGGAATCTGTTGTTGTTCACCACACCGCTTCGGTGGATCAGGAAACGCGCGAATTGGCTAGGGCGGCAGATGACTTCTACTTCGCCTTTTTCCCCGCTCGCTACGTTCGCCATTTCGTGGAACGTCAGATCAAGTACACCAAGCGACTCTCTGAGTACCTTTTTGAAGTCACGGCACTCCTTGAAGTAGTAATTCTTGATGTAGAAACGAACTCTGTCTTTGCTCATCATGTTAGTCCACCTTGACTGTAGTTGGTTGTTAAAGCGGCAGCAATTTAACCAGCGTGCCGGTAATCATTGCCACATATTTGTTCCCGTCCTTGTCTTCCATAACCAGATCGACGGTAGAGTTACCGCTAACGGTGCCATTCTTGACCACGACAGCCGTGTTAATCTCCAACGGCTTCGCATCCTTGTACTTGTCTTCCTTGCTGAATCCTGCCTCGCTGGCACCATCGGCGTCCTTGAACACACGCAAGGTAAGGTTTCTAGTTAGTCCGAACATACTACG